GTCAGCAAGAAAAGCACAACTCTTAGCCAAGAAATATAAGGCTGCTGGTGGTTCGTATCGTGGTTAAAACTTGTAAACATTGTGAGTCTGTAAAAGACGAATCGTGTTTTTATAAATTTTTTGACAAATGGTCTAACAAACACTATTTGAGTGCTAGATGTAAACCTTGTCACCAAGAATACAAACTTACCAACAAAAATAGTTCACGAAATCGCAAAGCCGAAAAATTACAACTTAGATACGGTCTTACTTACGAACAGTGGGAAGACATGCGTGCCGCAGAAAATTATCGTTGTATGATTTGTGGAATTAGCGAAGAAGAAATTGACAAACGATTAGATGTTGATCATTGTCACGAATCAGGAAAAGTGCGGGGAATTTTGTGTAATCCTTGTAACAACATGCTTGGCCATGCTAGAGATAATTTAGCTGTACTAGAGTCTGCTGTTAAGTATTTAAAAAATTATGGTGGTGGGTATAAGTGATCCGGGCACCGGTATACGACCCGAAGAGAGACGGGAATGTGTTTTCCTGGGTTTTGAAAGCAGCAGAGGTATACCGGATGAGAAAAAGGACTGAACGCGATGCCGCTAAAGAAGCCACAACAGAGCTTAAAAGAATGGGGCCAGCAGAAGTGGAGGACAAAAAGTGGTAAACCGTCGTCCGTTACCGGCGAGCGCTACCTCCCAGAGAAGGCGATCAACGCACTTTCTAGTTCAGAGTATGCAGCGACGACTAGAGCGAAGAGAGCTGGTAAGGCTGCTGGAAAACAGTTTGTTAAACAGCCAAAACGAATTGCAGCAAAAACAGCGAGGTTCAGATGAAAACGGTTACACCTAGTCCGGCTAAAGAAGACCAGATGAGCAAAGACCCGATTGACCAGATCAAGAAGGCCAAGGGTAAAACTGTTATTGCAAAGTCTGGTGGGTGGATCAAAGACGCAATCAAGAAGCCTGGTGCGTTACGCGCCTCTCTTGGCGTTAAGAAGGGTGAGAAAATCCCCGCCGGTAAACTGGCTGCTGCTGCCAAGAAGCCTGGCAAGATGGGCCAAAGGGCGCGACTGGCCCAGACTTTACGTAAATTAGGAAAGTAAGATGCCTACTTCGTTTGCATACGTTCACTGCAAACCTGATGGAACCCCCTTTTACGTGGGCAAAGGCGTGCGCTCAAGGTACAAAAACTTTACGTACAGAAATTTGTACCATAAAAAAGTTGTCGCAAAGTATGGTCAAGAAAATATTTTAATAGGCAAAATTGATTGTTCAACTAATAATTTTGCGTTGGATTTAGAGATAGGGTTGATTAAATGCTTTAAGCGCATGGGCTATGCCTTAACAAACCTCACAGAAGGTGGGGAAGGAAGTGTGGGATGGAAATGCCCAGATCAAGTAAAAAAAGCTGTTGCTGAGGCTAACAAGCGACGTATCTGGACTGAAGAACAGAAAGAAAAACTAAGAGCTTTTTCGATCGGTAAAACGAGGCCTGAACATAGCAAAAAAATGAAAGAGAAGGGTTTGTGGGCAAAAGAAAAAAATCCTGGCTACGGTAATGGTGACAAACAAAGAGGCAGCAAAAATCATATGGCTAGGTCTGTTGGTGGAGATCATCCAGACAAAGGCGAAATGGTTTGGTGTACATTACGAGAAGCGTCTCAAACCATAGGCGTTAGTATTCAAGCGGTTCTACAGGCAATCAAATCTAATCACAAGTCCAAAGGTTGGAAGTTAAGGTATTTATCATGAAGACCAGTGGAACTACAGCCTTTAATCTTGACCTTAGCAACTTAATTGAAGAAGCCTTTGAAAGGTGCGGGGGAGAATTACGCTCCGGTTATGATTTACGCACTGCTCGCAGATCTTTAAATCTTCTCACGATAGAATTTGCAAACAGAGGAATAAACCTTTGGACGATGGAGCAGGGGTCATTCCCGCTGGTTACAGGCCAGGCCATCTATCCCATCCCGACAGATACGATTCAGATTCTGGATACGGTCATCCGCCAGAATCCTGGTACGTTGAACCAGATCGACATCAACATCAGCAACATCGCTGAGCCGACCTATTCCTCGATCCCCAATAAACTCACCCAAGGACGCCCGATTCAGTATTGGTTCAATCGGCAGTCTGGGAACGAGAACGCCACGACAATTACCCTGGCACAAGACATCAATGCCACGGATACAACGATTGAGCTGAGCACTACAACAGGGTTGGCTGCGGCAGGCTTCATCAAAATTAACAACGAGACAATCAGCTACCCAAACATCTCGGGTAACTCGCTTATCAACTGCGCCCGTGGACAGAATGGCACTACGGCGACAGGCCATGCGGTTATTGGTACACCCCCGATCACGGTGCAGAACCTCCCGTGTGTGAACCTCTGGCCGACGCCTAATCCTCCTGGAGACCAGTACACATTTGTCTACTGGAGGCTGCGCCGGATGCAGGACGCAGGAAATGGAACAACGGTACAGGACATCCCGTTCAGGCTGATTCCATGTATGGTGGCTGGCCTGGCGTATTACCTTGGCATGAAGCTCCCAGGGGTAGATCCCACCAGGATTCAGATGCTTAAGATGGACTATGAGGAGCAATGGACCCTGGCATCCCAAGAGGACCGTGAGACAGCCCCGCTGCGGATTGTGCCGCGCAACATGTTCTACTACGGATAAGTCATGCCTAACCAATTTGCTTCGGGGAAGTTTGCGATTGCGGAGTGTGATCGATGTGATCAACGCTTTATGCTCAAGGAATTGCGGATACAAACCGTTAAAACCAGACCGTTTAAAATTAAGGTGTGTCGGGCATGTTACGACCCAGATCACCCCCAGCTCCAGCTTGGTATGTACCCGGTTAACGACCCGCAGGCCGTCCGTGAGCCCCGCCCGGATGTGAGTTATCAACAGTCTGGTACGAGCGGATTGCAAGAACTGACGACCAATAGCACCTCCCCGCTGGGCTTTGGTTTCCCTTTAGAAGGGAGTCGGGTATTTCAGTGGGGATGGTATCCAGTCGGTGGTTCATCCTACTTTGATGCGGAGTTGACGCCGAACGATTTAGTGGCTAAAACAACAGTAGGATCGGTAACAATCTCAATATCTTAGGAGTCCAAAATGACTAAACAGATGCGTAGCGTAGCCAAGAAAGAAGCCATGAAGGCCGTCAAGGGTCATGAGGCTTCTATGCACGGTGCCAAGAAGATGAAGGCCGGTGGCCCGACTTCTATGGACATGAAGAAGTATGGCCGTGGCATGGCCAAGGTAATGAACCAAAGATCGCCGGTGCGTAAAGTACGGGCAACGGGGATTTAATCATGGCTAAGTTCAGCAAAAAAATGATGGGCAAAGAGGTGGGCAGCGGTGAGCTGTATGCCACGCCCCATACCATGAAGGGTTCCGTGGTGGATGAGAAGGCAGCAATGCTGTCTGTCAGCCGTCCTCCCGATCCAAATACTCTGTCTGCAAAAGATCACACGTGCAGCACTCCAGCAGGCCGCGTTAGTTTTGGCGATCCTGGCCGTGACAACGTGAAGACCGACGGGATCAAGATCCGTGGGACCGGAGCAGCAACCAAGGGCGTAATGGCTAGAGGGCCGATGGCGTGAACTACACAGAATTGACCGCTGCGATTAAGGGCTACGCAGAGAATGACTTCCCAGAAACAGTGGGATCGTTTACCTCTGCTAGCCAGATAGCTACGTTTGTACAAGAAGCAGAGCAGCGGATCTACAATTCAATTCAGATTCTTGCCCTGCGGAAGAACTCTACTGGCGTAACAACCGGCGGGAATCAGTACCTGTCCGCCCCTGTAGATTGGCTGTCTACCTTCTCCCTGGCGGTCATTGACCCCGTGACAGGCGAATACGAGTACCTGCTTGATAAGGATGTGAACTTCATCCGCCAGGCGTATCCGCGACACCCAATGCTTCCCTGGGCGTGGAGTTGCATTACTTCTACTACCCGGAATCAATTGTTACATCCCAGTACTCCTGGCTTGGCGACAACTTTGATTCTGTGCTGTTCAACGGCGTGATGGTCGAGGCCGCCCGGTACATGAAGGAAGAAACGGACATCGTGAAGAACTACGAAGAGCAGTTCGCACAGTCCCTGATCCTGCTGAAGCAACTGGGTGATGGCAAGAACCGTCAGGATGCCTACCGGAACGGGCAGGTAAGGGTTAAGGTAGGCTGATGCCAATCGTTCAAACTCAGACCACCTCCTTTAAGAAGGAGTTGTACCAGGGCATCCACGATCTCACGACGGATGTCCTGAAGATTGCCCTTTACACGGGCTTTGCTGATTTAAACGAAGACACGACGGCTTACACCACGACGGCAGAGATCACTGGGACTGGGTACTCGGCGGGCGGAAAGATCCTGACCGGCACCACGATCAACAGTTCTGGGTACACGGCGTTCGTGGACTTTGACAATGTGGAGTGGAACCCCGGTGTGTTTACGGCCCGATGTGCTCTGATCTACAACTCAAGCAAAGCAAACCGTTCGATTGCCGTTTTGGACTTCGGGTCTGACAAGACTTCAACCGCTACATTCACCATTGTCATGCCCGTCAACGACGCGAACAGCGCCCTCATCAGGTCATCTAACTAACATGTTCTCAGCGGACGGATCAGTAGAAGTTGGTACCGTATTGGTTCACACGGTGAGCCATCGCGGCTTTACGCCAGAGGAACTGGCCGAACAGGCGCTGAACAAAATCATTTATGTGGGGGATCAGTCCCATCCGGCCATCCGCGATCAGGCGAATGCCTATCGTGAAAACATCCGGGCGGTATTAACCTTCTACATGAAGCGTGCAATTCAGTCGAACAATACGACTCTTGCAAACCGGCTCCGTGAAGCGGGCCATCCTGAACTCGTAAAACTTTTGGAGGCTTAACATGCCCGGATTCACCACAGCAATGCCGACTTCCTTCAAGGTCGAAATCTTGAGGGCAGTTCACAACTTCACCGCCTCAAGCGGCAATACTTTCAAGATTGCACTGGGTAAGGCTACTGCGTCCATCACAGGCACATACGGTGCCGCTACGACAAATTACTCTAATTTGACTGGCAACAGTGATGAACTGCCTAACGGTAGCGGATACACCACGGGCGGCAATACGCTGACCTCGGTGACCCCTGTTGCTGACGGCACGACGGCAGTGTGCGATTTTGCAGATACAACTTGGTCTGCCGCCACCTTCACGACTTCCGGCGCAATCATCTACA